CGATAGAGGAGAAATTCCTATTTGTGGAAAAAAACCTAAGTTAACCAATTCGTCGCTGGGTGAAAATTCGGCAAAGATGAAAGTTTCATCAAACACATACCCGCTGTCGAACACGAACGCGTCGCCTAAGGTATTTATGTAATTCTCTGGCCTTACGTCCACGCCGATACTGAACGCCTCAATGGTGAACGCTTGGTTAGGACTCTCGAACCTATATTCAAAGTTGTCCAGCATTAAGCTCTTAATATATCGCTGTATATCTACGCGGAAAACTCCCGTGCCAAAGTTTGGCAGTATGTTCTTAATAACATAGCGTTTGTCGGTGTACAAGCTCTTCAGCTCTAGATCTGCTACTAGGTCGTTAACGTTTACGCCTAGATCAGCGTCAGAGGTCCACTCGAAAATTGCGGGTTCGTTAACGTTAAAGAAGTTTAACGGCTGTTTTTGAAAAGTAATTGCCATCTATTTTTTATTTTGTCTTTGATGTCTGGCGTAGCTAGTCTAATAACTTCGTTAAACCTCTCAGCGTTAATCGAATCGGTAACGATGTCAGAGCCTCCTAATCTGAACCACGACGTACCGTTATTAATAATCGAATTTCTTACGGCATAAGGGTTGAGGTCGAGCCCTTTTGCGTCTATCCATTTTTGAAGGTTTGCTATACTTGGGTAGGGCGTCTCATCTGGAGCGATACCGTCGTTCAAACCTACTATGTAATCTAGTGCTATAATGTCGTAGCTTAGCTGGTTAAAGCTCTCGTTCTTTTCGTACCGTACGGAGTTGAGCAGGGCTCTAGTGGCGACCATATCGTTCTCGATAATAAGGCCCTTGAGCTTATCGATTATAACGGTCTGCACCGCTTCATCGGTTGTCATATTTCAATCGTTAAAGTTATTTCTACACCGCTGTGGTTGACTCGCTTAACCGCTGCAGTACTATTCCATATAGGGCGTACTTGGTTAATTGTTACGCCGTAACCGCAGCACTTAAAATAGGATTTAAGCGTGTTTAAAAACTCAGCTGTTATCAGTTCCTTGGTTATTGTATCAAATTGACCGTCTACGCTGCCCGTCTCTACTTCTAGTGAAGGCGTGGCCGCCCTAGCTATCGTAAGTAAACAGTCGTAATTTACAGCCGTGTAGCGGTTGTTCGGGTTACCTACTACAGGCCTTACAAGCAGGACTCTGTTAACAGCAAAGAAGGCGTAGGGGTCCGCGTCCATCGAAGATCCTGCAGCGTCAGTCTGGATGAAATTAATGCTGTTAAAATCGAATAGTTTTTTAAGCACCTCGTTAACGCCTGCACCTGTCGCAGGACAAAACCAAGTGTCGTCTATCGGTTTTAGTATCATTTCTTTGATTTTATATCGTTAAACTTGTTGAAGTTAGTCAACTTATCTGCAAATATATCAAATAAAATCGTATAAAAGTTAAATAGCTTTCTTTTATTATAATCTGTTTCGTTATAATTTACTGCCATACCCTTTTTATCGGCCCAAAGTTTCAAGTAGTAGTACTTGTTTATGTTCTTGTTACTGACGCCCTTAGCTTCTGGAATATTGTAGGAGGAGTGTACCTCTTCCACTAGAGCGCTCAGGTTTATAATTGCTTGTTCAAACTTGTGCAGGAATGCTCTGGCTCGTATGCCTTGGTTAGCCAACTCGAATCCTAGACGGCGCTTAAAGTCGTTTAGGACCTCTTGCTCGTCAGCATCTTTTATCTGCATCCAGTCGTAAGCGTTAAACTCAGACATAATGTCGTCCACGGTTACGCCGATAACCAAGGCCTTTGATATAAAATTATCGTTTGGTGTTAGCTTTGTATGCATCGTAGTAGAGTTTTATAAAGTGGAAAATTGCTAAGAGTAGCCACACTACCAGCGTGAGCGCTGCGGACCCGAAAATAATAGCTAGAAAGATTTTTAAGAGTGTTAATAACATAATTCTATAAATAAAAGTAGCCCAGAGAGCTCGCTACAAACTCAAAGGGCTTAGTATTTTATAAGTAGCGAAGTACAAATATAGTAAAGTTTATTTAATTTAACCCCACCCCCCCGTATTTTTTATTTCAAAATACATTCTCATCAGTAAAGAGTCGAAAAAGTCGGGGGACTTACCCGTTCGATCCTTGTGCTTGCTTTTCTTTTCTAGTTTAATTTTCATTTCGTCGTCCATGGGTTCACGTCTGACGCTTTCTAGGTCGAACATTATCTGCTTAAAGTAGTCTTTGCACTCGCAGTAGATCATTTTCTTTTCTATTAGTTCTTTGAGCTTAAAAGCGCACTCGGTTTTTAAGTTCCCGAATTGCTTATCTTTAATCGGTGCAGCGTTATTCGTAAAAGGCTTAGCCGCTGTTAATCGTTTTAGGCTGTTTGAGGTAAATTTGCGCAAACCGTCCGCATCGTAAACGATATTCGAGTGCGGCACTCGGTACTCTTGCGCTAGCTCGAGGAGCTTATTACCTATTGCGGTCTCATCGATTTTATCTATTGCTATTACTTTCTCTATAACGAACCCGTCCCAAATTGTAATAACGAACACGTCAGCGCCCATATAAGCTATATCCGCGATTAAATAGCGCTGCCCGTTGCCTTGTACGAAATCGTTTGTGAAGAGGTCGCAAATGTCGTCGTAGTTCGGTAGCAGGCTCAGCGGGTTGTCGTCATACTCGAAATTACCGTAGATTTGTCGCTGTATCGTTTGCTCATCGGCCGTGAGTAGCATATCTTCCACCCACTCCCTTACGGACGGGTGCGGGTTGTCCGTTGGTAGGGCGTTAACGAACTTCTTTGTTGAGGTCTCCTTGCCCTCTTTCCACGGTTTATAAAAGCGTGGGTAAACGTGGTTTTTATCGGGGTTGAACGTCTCTAGGAGTTTACGCTTAAGCAAGTATTTATCGTTTAACCTCCAGCCTGTACGCTCGAACAGTTTAGTTATAACCTTCTCGCTGGTCTCGTTTGACTCGTCAATAGAGCATCTAGTTAGCTCAAAACCACCGAAGCGGGTATTTAAAGGGTCAGTCGGTTTAAAGGCCGTGTCGATTAGGAAAACGTCCGAGAGGTTGCTGAATATAATTTTATTGAGCTGCTGGTTGTAAGTGAAGTCGGTGTCAACTTCAAGGCCGTAAAAGTCCAGCGTTTTAAACAGCGTTAAGAGTACCGTTCGTTTAAGCGTTGTAAGTTCTTTTCTAGCCAAGCCCCAAGCGATAGCGGGGTACGCCAAACAATCGAAAGTAATAACAAAGCACTCTAGTAAAGATTTACCGCTTCGGGCCGAGCCTCCGTACCCTATCGAGGTAGTAACGCTGTCGTTCAGGTACTCCAGAGCTTTAAGCTGTTTTACCGTAGGGTAATAATACACCCCGTCTGCGTACTTCCCTAACGGGATTTTATCGTAATCCTTGCGCTTATACAGCTCGATGTATATATCAAGTTCATGCCTGTTCATTGATTAATTTTACAGCGTTAACGCGCTCCAGAAGTTCGGCGGTTGTCAAGTGCGACAGGTCTTGTTTTACCAACATTTCGCCGCTATGCTTCGTCTCTTTTTTAACAGGTGCATACTCGCCGTCCATTTTGTTTAATTCAGCAATAGCGGCCTTCCTGTCCATCCAAGCGGGGACAATCTCAACCTCCTCGATGTCTCCATCGACGACCATAGGTTTTTTTAACGGAATTTCGCCTCTAGCTATCTGAGTTAATATCTCCATACGCTCAAACTTATCCATAATTTTGGATATTTCGAGCTTAGCAAGGTGCTCGTGTTTGACTATCTGCATAAGCTCGTGTTCAATTTTTGCCGCGGCGATGTATCGCTTTTTAGCTTCTTGCCAGTACCTGTCGAACGTTCTAGTGTTCAGTTGACAACGTTCGCTAAAACTTGACAACGCCTGAGCTCTGTCAATGCCAAAATCCATATCGTCCAGAAGGCGAAGGATGTGGTGCTCTTTGTCAGGTCTTAACTCGGTGGTTGTCATTGCAAAAGTTTTGAAAAGCAAAGATACAGCACTTTTCAAATATAAAACAAATAAATTGCAAAAAAGTTATTGTTTACGCTGTTAACCCGCACCGTTGTTGAGTTTACACTAAAAGTAAACAATGTAAACAAAGAAACAATGAACTCTATACGGCTATACTAATATATTCAATATTCCTATATAGCTATATATCCTATATACTACTATATTACTATATTAATATTAATATTAATTATTATTGTTTATATTGTTTACTTACTAAGTTAGCCCCCGCCGTTGTTAGGCTTGACGCGTAAACAAAGATTGTTGCTTATTGTTGCTTTGGTTGCTTAAATAAGCTATATTTAACACTTTTTAAGAAAAACCTAAAAATATTCATTTTTTGACAAAATAAAAA